TTAATGAAAACAGGGCAAAAGAACGCAGTCGTTTCTTTCCAGGTATAGCTAAAGCAATGGCTACTCAATGGGGTTGACAAAGGGTAGGATAGGGGTTATAATTAAGGTGGAGGTGAGAATATGAGAGAGATTAAGTTTAGGGCGTGGGTAGGAACTCATAAGCTAATGTTTCAAGTCAGAGAAATGATTATTCCTAACGGGTTAAATGAAGCGGGGATGCAAGAGATTGCTGCCACTGATAACTATTCAATAGTAAGACCGATGCACTATATTCAGCCTATTCTTATGCAATATACTGGCTTAAAAGATAAGAATGGTAAAGAGATTTACGAAGGGGATATTGTTCAAGATAAGGTGAATAACTGTATTTGGCGATATGTTATACAATCAATTTCCTTTATGGGGAATAACTTGTTTGCCATCTGTATATGGCGCAATTTTACAGTTATAGATGGTGTAACAATAATGGGGGATTATTCTGTGAAAGATGGCAACTGGAATTATCTATCTAGCACACTTGAAGTCATTGGCAACATCTATGAGAATCCTGAACTATTAAAATAGATTCTGCAACAGTTGCAATATCTTTAGAGGGGGATATGAAGATAGCATATGCAGACCCGCCATATTTAGGATGTTCTCATTACTATCCTGAGCATCAAGAAGTTGACCATGTTAAATTGCTAGATGATTTAATGTGGAATTATGATAACTGGGCGTTATCTTGCAGCTCGCCAAGTTTAGGATACCTTTTGAATATCCCTATAGTTAGAGATTTGGTTCGTGTGGGTGCGTGGGTAAAGCCTTTTTGTTCTTTCAAGCCCAATGTAAACCCCGCTTATGCTTGGGAGCCTGTTATATTTAGAATAAAACAACAACGGAAGTGTAGAACTGATGCAACTATACGGGATTTTGTCAGTGCTAATATAACATTAAGAAAAGGATTAGTTGGGGCAAAGCCACCTGCGTTTTGTTTCTGGTTATTTGATTTATTACAGATAATGCCAGATGATGAATTTACGGACTTATATCCTGGAACTGGTATAGTAACTGAATGCTATCAGGAATGGCTAAAGAGTAAGACATGGATATAAACAAAGTATATTTAGGGGATTGTTTAGAGATAATGCCGTCTATACCTGATAAGAGTATAGATTTAACAATAACCAGTCCGCCTTATGATAACCTCAGGACTTATGGTGGCAATCTACAATGGGATTTTGAAGGTATAGCCAAGGAATTGTTTAGGGTAACAAAAGATGGTGGTGTTGTTGTTTGGGTGGTAGGAGACGCTACAATAAAGGGAAGCGAGACAGGGACTTCTTTTAGACAAGCACTTTACTTTAAGGAAATAGGTTTCAATCTCCACGATACTATGATATGGGATAAAGGTAGTTTTGCTTTCCCGTCAATAGATAGATACCACCAAGTATTTGAGTATATGTTTGTTTTTAGCAATGGTAAACCAAAATCTTTCAACTCTATTATTGACAGAAGGAATATATACTCTCGTATGGGCGGAATTTCAGGTAGAAATAGAGATGGTAGCCGTAGATTAACAGGTAATTCTGGCAAAAAACAAAATGAGTATGGGCAGAGGTTTAATATATGGAGATTTAATATTGGGGGTGGTCATATTACTAAAGATAAAATCGCCTATCAACATCCCGCTATCTTCCCAGAGCAGCTCGCTTATGACCATATTATTTCTTGGAGTAATGCGGGTGATATAATTCTTGACCCAATGGCGGGTAGTGGGACTGTTGGTAAAATGGCAAAGCAATTAAACCGTAATTATATCCTTATAGAGAAAGAACCCAAGTATTATGATATTATCTTAAAGAGGTTATCCGGAACTCAGCCGAGGTTACTTGACAAATGAATAGTATTGTAGTAGAATTAAGATATGGTTAAGAAACGTAAATACACTCGCAAGGTATCACCAGAAGTCGTACAACCTGATTCTGACGGCTTAAAGTACACTGACCTACCATTATCACTAAGGAAAGAGATAGAGCATATTATAGAGTGGAGAAAAGCGTTAAATTTATTTGATGATTCAGTAGAGAGGAAGGAAAGGGCTTTAAGGTATCAGGAGTTTATAAATGGGATTGGATTTTAAAAACTTACCTGCGAAGGATAAGATTTACTATCAAGAAGATGGTATAGTGATATACTGTGCTGACTGTAGAGAGATTCTGCCTTTATTTGAAGATAAGAGTTTTGATTTAACGATTACAAGCCCTCCGTTCAATTTAGGGGATGAACATCATACTGATAACTATAAATTCTCACCTTATCCTGATGGTTTACCAGAAGATGAATATCAGCAGTTACAGATAGATATACTAAATAAAATATATAGTGTTACCTCAGATGAAGGCTCTTTATTTTACGAGCATAAGAATAGAATACGAGATGGATTACAGATTAGCCCTTATCGTTGGTTGTTTCAAACGAAGTGGATAGATAAGCAAGAGATTGTTTGGGAAAATAGGAGCCCGTCTTTTGACCCTATTCGCTTTTGTCCAAAAACACAAAGGATATATTGGTTAGTTAAAAGAGCAGAAACTAAACTTCCCTGCAACCCTTTGTTATTAGAGGATTTATGGAAATTACAACCAGTAGGCACAAAAACAAATCATAAAAGAGCTTTCCCTGAACGGCTGCCAGACAGAATTTTATCCTGCTTTCCTGATATTAATTTAATCCTAGACCCCTTCCTCGGCTCAGGCACAACTATCTACTGCGCCAAGAAGTTAGGTAGAAAGTGTATCGGTATAGAGATAGAAGAAAAGTATTGTAAAATAGCTAAAGATAGATTATCCCAATCGGTTATGAAACTAGATATATAAAGAGGCAACATTTTGCAACGCATTGCAATAAGTGAGGGTAAGAATGAAGATAACATTTTCAATGGGTGAAGTTGTAGATAGTTCTATGGAAAATATATGCCAAGCCTATAGATATTATCCATTAGAGATAACTGTTCCCATGAAAAGAAATTGGTATAATAAGCTAAGGTTTTGGTTATTCTTTAAATTCTTTCCTTTTGAATTTAGAAAGTGGGAGTAATATTTGTCTAAGCCATCAATAGACCTTAGTAAATTATATAAACCACACCCTAGACAGGTTCTATTCCATCAAGCTCCTGAGAAAGGGCGTCTTTTCGGGGGCGCAATCAGGGGTGGAAAAACTATGGCTGGTGTAGCCGAGGGTATTCAGCTTTCTTTAGAATATCCTGGCAATGTCGGCATTATGGCTCGGCAGAGTCTACCAGCCTTCAAAAGAACTGTCATGGTAGAGTTAGACAAGTATATTGATGTTCTATCGTATACAAACCCGCCTGTAATCACACAACACCACTCTACAGACCACTACATACAGTTTTATAACGGCTCTAGGATATGGTATACAGGGCTTGGAGATGATACTAGAGGTCTAGCGTCTCAAATGGGAACGACTCTAGGATGGTTTTTCATTGACCAGGTAGAAGAATGTTCCGAGATGCATTTTAATAACCTTTTAGGGCGTTTATCCCTTAACATACCTAAGATTAAGCTAAAATACTTCCTAACAGCTAATCCTATGCCTGGATGGGTTAAAATGCGGTTTATAGAATCTCATCCTGATGATTTTATCTATATTCCTTCACTCCCTAGAGATAATCCCTTTCTTCCTAAGAATTATGAAGAGGAATTAAGGAAAATGTATCCCGAAGAACTCGTGAAAGCTTGGCTTGATGGCAACTGGGATGCTATGGAAGGTGGCAACTTCTTATTCCCCTATGCTCAAATCAGGGCTGCGGTTAATAGAGAACTTGAGGTCACAGATAGTGATGCCAAATTTATGGGATTAGATGCAGCTAGGGAAGGTGATGATTCTAGTGTAGCTACTATTAGACAAACTGGCAAAGTAATCTATACAGATTCTTGGGGTAAAACAGACCTCATGGAATCTACTGGCATAATTCTACAGAAGATAGAACGCTTTAACATAGACCCTAAGAATGTTAATTTAGATGCTGTAGCTCTAGGTGCTGGTATCTATGATAGATTAAGAGAACAGAAAGTTTACATTAACGGTATAATAGCCGGTGGTGAACCGATGGATAAAGAACACTATGTTAATTCTAGAGCCGAAATGTATGACAACCTTAGAAAAAGATTTGAGGCTGGAACTATCAGTATACCAGATGACCAAGACTTAATAGCACAGCTAAGTTCTATTAGATTTAAGATAGCTTCTGACAAGAAACTACAGATAGTAAGCAAGGAGGAAATGAAAAGACAGTATCATTTAAAGAGTCCCGATAAAGCTGACAGTTTGGCATTAGCGTTTTACGAGCCTGCGGTTCACTCGCCCGCTATAAGGTGGCTATAATAGATACTACACACAATTATTTAAGACTCTACTGTGCCATAAATGAACTTCCCATGATACCCAAGAGATGTAGAGTATGCGGGAATGAATTAGACGCTAAGTGGAAGGCTCGCCAACATGGATACCTTTGCCTAAAGTGTCTTTATAAGAAAAGAAAGTTGACAAAATAGGCATAGGTTCATATACTTAAAGTAGGGGAGTATATATAGTGCGCACTACCCCTATCTTTTTATGTCTTTAAATTCTTTAGCTATGCGTTCAATATCATCTATACTCAGCACCACTACTGATTTATCGGTAAATAATTGCTGAACTATAGACACGCATTTATTCTCTATTATAGCCACGCAATCTTCATTTAACTTAATTATCTTTTTCATTTCACCCTCCACATTTTGCATTGCGTTGCAGAATCTATTTAGTGGTTATTGCCTTTTCGTAAAGGCGTGATGTTTCTTTGTAATTCTCAATATAATTTGCTATGTATTTGTTGTTACAATTCTTGAAATATAATGTATCAAAATAACCTAACCCATTTTCATAATTGCCAGTTAGATAAAGGTAGACAATCTTATTATATTTGTATGCTCGTTTGTATCCGTATCGTGGGGACTTATACCTATACTCGCAATACTTTCCAGTAAATATCCTAGCTGTGATGCCTTCAATGTTGATTGTTGTTACCTTTAGTGTCTTCATATAACTATTATAAACTACTTATTCTAATTTGTCAAGGGGTATTTATTGAATATATTAAAATTATTTAATCGTAGTAAAGCCCCTATACCTAACCGCAACTTCTATTACGGCGGAATTACACCTCCCAGTATGAATACTGAGGGGTTTTTGTCTGCGTATTCTAGCATTGGCTGGTTGCACGCCGTTGTCTTTCGTATAGCTCTGGGCTGTAGTGAAGTTGAGTGGACTTTATTTGACACAAGTAATCAGGATAAACCCAAGCAGATATTCAGGCATCCGATTCTTACACTCTTAAAGTTAGTCAACCCCTTCCAGACCTCCAATGAGTTTATAGCCTTAGATACGATTTACAATGAATTAATCGGTGA